TATACAAAAACCATATTCTAAAAATTGTCCGGGAGATCGTGTTAACTTTTTAAATTATTATTATGTACTATATAAAATGTGTGAACTTTTAGATGAAAGTTCTTTCTTACCCTTTTTCCCCATGTTAAAAGACCCTGTAAAAAGAATCGAACAAGATGAAATTTGGAAAAAAATTTGTGCCGATTTAAATTGGCAATTTATACCTACCATTTAATAAATTGAATAACTTATTTATTTGAATACATTAATAAGTAAATATAAGTATGTCAATTAAAACAGTTCTTCAAACAGACACTGGTAAATTTATTTTAGTAATTTCTATATTAATGATTTGTTTTGTATGTGTTATATTTAAAATATTTTGCATTGGTGGAACAAGAGATGTTAGACAAAGAAGTAAAATTGTACCTGTAGAAAAAAAGGAAGAAACTATTATTGAATTAACTATAAATCCATATAATTTTGTTAAAGTTATTGAAACAAGTCTTCATAATATTCATGAAAATTTAAATGAAAAAGAAATTGCTTATATTGAAATTTAATATTATATATACTTAGTGTATATGGCGACATTCAATATTGTTTTTGAGAAAATCCTTTGGGTTTTTTGCAATTGATAGTTTATATTTTCTACTCCATCTTCTTTTGGGGGATTTTCCCCCATACCCCCTTTTCTTTTTCCTTCTTCTTTTTCTTCTCTTTTTTGTTTTCCAGCGACGAGTTTTTCTCCTCGTTTTCCTTCTTGTTCTTCTTTTTCTTCTCTTTTTTGTTTTCCAGCGACGAGTTTTTCTCCTCGTTTTCCTTCTTTTACCACCCAAAAATTGGGCTATGTAATTTCGTAGATGACCCGCACCCGGCGCGCCTGGAACTCCTTTGCCAAAAGGTTTTCCTTTAATGGTTTAACCGTGCTTAAAAGCAAGGTTCATATTTTTTTTATTTTTGGCAGAGATACTGTCTAATATTTCGGCAACATCATTTTTTTGATTTTCAATTAATTTTTTAGTGCGATTGACCTTCCAGGCATTATCTTTCGAATTCCATGGTTGATCTTGTTGAAGTTTCAACCTGCCTTCCAATTCATCTTTTAACTCATTCAATGAAATTAAATTTTTTTCTAGATATTGCTGCAATTCTTTTATATTTGTTTCTGTCATTATATACACTGACCATTATTAACTAACTATAATTTTATAATTGTTTAATTAGCGTCTTCTTTTTTGTTACCGATAAATCTTCCAGTTCATTTTCCGTTCTAGAAAATTATAGTTATTAATATTTAAATTTAATATTAATAATTTAAATCATATTATCATGTAGGGAATCCAACATTCTTAACGGGGAAAACCAACCAAATTGGCACCAATACCGAATCCTGCACCAGATCTGGCAGAAGAAGCCATACTTGGGAGGAATGAGTCCAAGATACTAAAGGTTGCGGCGGCAGATAAGGCAATCATGGCAACTTCGTCAACTTTTAAAGATTTGGCAGGTATTGTGTAGGCAGCAATAGCGACCATAATACCTTCAAAAATGTATTTAACAGCTCTAGTGAGCAATTCTCTAACGTTTACTATATTCTGTAATTGATCCAGCATTTATAAATAATGCCGAGAAAAAAATATTATTTAAAAAAAATATTATTTAATAAAAATATTATTTAATAAAAATAAAACTTAAAATATTAAGATTAATAAAAATTATAATGGAAAATAATTTTGAAAGACAAATTAAACCGGATGGTACAAAAAATACTAAATATATTGATTTGTTGGATGAAGATAGACCATTGTCTGGACAAAAATTTGCTTGTATAAGTTTTGTTTCACCAGATAATATTTTAAAGAAAAAAGAAATGTTTTTTTTCGAAAAATTCCTAAAACATTGGGATTTTTCTAAATGTATTAAAAAAACAACTCAGTTTTTAAATTTTGTTTCTTTTAAACACAACATTAATTTTGATGATGTTATGAAAGATTTTGAAGATTTTGTAAAAAGCGAAAAAGAAACTCTTATTGAAACTTCTATCGAAGATGAATATGCTACGTTCATAGATAATAAGGAAGAGGATTTGCAAAAAGAATTTAATATTCAAAATAATTTCCAAACAAATGTTAGGGGATTAAAAGTTCGAGGCGTATATCCTTCTCAGGAAGAGGCTGAACTTAGATGTAAAATGTTGCGTGAAATTGACCCGCATCATAACGTATATGTGGGTCCTGTTGGAATGTGGATGCCCTGGGAACCAGATGCTTATAAAACAGGACGTGTTGAATATTTGGAAGAACAGCTTAATCATTTAATGAAAGAGAAAAATAACAACGATGGTTATGCTAAAGAACAGTTTGATAAAAGAGTCAGAGACGCAAAAAATAATGCCATCGAAGAAAATGTTAAATTAGCCAAAAAAACAGGTAACAAGCTTACTCAAAATATTGATAAAGAAGGTGAACTCGTAGGTAATGACGTCAATACAATTGAACGTTCTCTGGGTTCAGATAAAAATGTAAGTAGTGCTGATATCAGAAAAGAGTTGTTTGAAGGTGAAAATATTCGTACTAAAGATAGCGATTCACCTAGAACAGCTAGAAAAAAAATGATTGAAAAGTATGCCAACGAAGACACAACCAACGAAGACACAACCAACTAGATAATTAATTTATATTAAAATTTTTAAAATATAAATTACCATTTGCTTTTTTTTACATTAATTCTGGGACCTTTTGAACTTTTTCTGGGATCAAAATCTTCTTCTTCATCATCCGACCCTAAATCTTTAGATATATCCCAAAATTCTTTTGCTCCTAATTTAAAATCACCATGCGGCATTGCTTTATACCAAAAAATTTGGTCCTCTAATTTATTTGATTTTGCATTATTTGATATTACCAAACATTCATAGTTTTCTGTACATTGGTCCATAACTTGACAAAAACTTTCAAATGTCGGAAACATACCTGCGAAATTTTCGTAAATCCTTTTTCTATTTGTTAAATAAGGTTCTCTTAGAACAAATGTGTAATCAATATTTGTTCTAAGATTTGGTGGTACTCCTAATGGATATTGCATAGTAATTATCAACATAATCTTCCAATGTCTTCCATTCATAAATAAAAGCCTCATTAGTTTTTCTCTAGCCCATGTATTGTCATATAAACAATCATCCAAAATTACAAAAGCTCTAGGATCTATATTTGACCTTTTATATGCTATTTTTTCCTTTTTCACTTGTTTCATTACAATTTTTTGTCTTTTTAATATATTTTCAATAATTGCAGTATTATATTCATCATGTATGAATAATTTAGGAACCATGTTCCCATAAAAACCATTTCCGGCTTCTGTACCCGAAATTACCGTTCCAATAGGAATATCTTGATGATAATATAATAAATCTCTAACTAAAAAACTCTTACCTGTATCACGTCTACCAATTAGAACAACTACAGGTCCTTGGTTCTCTTCTGGTCTAAATGATATATTTTTCATATCGAACTTTTTTAATTCCAAATTCATATAAAAATAAGATATTTAAAATATAAAATATAATACGCAAAAATGAGTTAAATATTATAATTTCTTTTTCTATAAAATATGTTTACAATTAATTATAAAAAAAATGAAAATGATACTTTATTTAAAAATTTTAATAATGAAAATTTAACAAATATAAAACAATGTCAGAATTATGTACCTATATATAATAATTTTTTTAAACTAAATCCAAATAACTTTAACAGTATAAATTTAAATAATAAAAATATAATTTTAGAATTAAAAAAAAAAAATACCGAACAGGTTTTTGATTGTATTGTAAAATGTAATGAAAAAAATGAAACAAAAAAAACATTTATTAAATTTTCCCCACTTTTAGACCCAATTAAATATCTGACTGGGAAATACAAAGAAACAAATATTAAACTATTGCCTAAATTAAAAGATAATACATGTCATGAAAAAATATTAGATAAAAATAACTCAGGTTATGTAGATTCCTTTTTCTCTTTTTTATCCAGTAATTTACTACATAATAATAAATTTATAAATGCATTGGATTTTTATGGTTCGTTTTTGGGAATTAAACATAAATTTCATTATAATATTTTCGATGATTTGGAATATTTACATGAATCTAAATTTTTCAAAAATAATAATTCTGTAATTTATGATATTAATGAAGGGGGGATAGATTTTTACAATAACATGTTTGATAGTAAATGTAATAAGAAAAAATTGAAAATCAAAGATGATAATATAGAACTAGAATTTAATAATTTGAATAATGATGCGCTTGATTTAGTTTTTGAGACAAATAATGAAAATACAGATTGTTCTTTAAATTTAGTTTTTGACGTACCACTAATAAAAAATATGTCTTTAAAATCAAATAATACTAGTTCTACATGTTCATCTCGTTCTTCTCACACCGATGAATCTGATTTAGACTCCGATATGGAAGCCGAAATTGGTTCAGATGAGGATGATGAGGATGATGAGGATGATGAGGATGATGAGGATGATGAGGATGATGATGATGATGATGATGATGATGA